CTCAAGTTCAAACGTAAACCCGTTCCCCATTGAGGAGAACTTGGAGAGGTGAACCCACTTACCGTCTACAAAGGTCATCTTGGATCGCAAGCAATCCAAGACTGAGAACCACTCCTCCGGGAGTAGTAGCTCAACAAGAACCTTGCAGACTGTGTCGCTAGCACTGGACAAGTCGATCGTGGAAAAATGGCCTCTGCGTGAGGCTAATCGCGCCAAGCGTTTGTGAAACGCCTGCCCCCGAACAATGTCGCATCCAACGCGACGTAACCTATCCCGAAGGAGTCGGCCAACGCCTAATTGGTAATAGACATTCATCGAGGGTTCGATCGCGATCCCGCGGTCTTTTAGCGCTGTCTTCGGAACCGACCAAAATCGGTTACCCCGAGTGAACAGCGGACCTGTGAAGGGTCTACTCCACTTGCACCTAGCCCAAGCCGTGCGCTCCCAAAGGATGCGCATTGAGGCCCAGGCTTCACGAGTGCTAGTGGGACGAGAAGTGAGCTTATCAGGAACCGTAGTCAGTGGCCCCTTATCTCCGAATGTAGCACGCTGGCCGAATCGAGCGCCCGGTATATCATCCGGTAAACGTCCGAGCACGCCCCTAACAAAAGCACGCATTCGAGAAATGGATTCCCAAACATGCGAGTCTTCAGGCTCTTGCGAGCTGTTATGAAGATAGGGTCGTAATCGTGTGTTTGTGCGTTCGCACTGCCTTTCGTCCTCGAAGAGGGCTAGCCTGATCTTCTCTGACCGATCGACACCAGGAATGGAAAAATCCTGGTACTTCGCAAATAACGACGTTACCGTCGTGTCTTTGTGAAATCGATAAGCTTCAAAGTCTAGGTAGTGCAAAGGATCAGTCGTCATCCCGACGAGCTGTCCCCACTCACCTGCCTTCCACAGCATCCACGCTGCTAAAGACCGGGGAGTGTCGGACTCCTCACAAAGTGTGAAGAAGATGTTACCCAATTGCTGAGATAACATTGAACCTCCGAAGTTAGATCGCGTTAAGCCCCGGGAGGGGCTTCAGGTCGGTGCAAAGCCGGCTTTGCAGCAGGCCTTGATCAGTGTCGCCGCCATGATGTTGGCGAACTGACTCACCGCTTCTGCCACCGCGGTGTCCGGAATATTTGCCGGAACCGTGGCGGAGTACGAGATCGGAACCCTGGACACGACCGAAGTCAGTCCCGTGGTTG